CGACGGACAGATTAGAAGATATATTACTCAAATAATTAGACTGATGAGTAATTTTTCATACAAAGATGGAGATGGTGGATTAAAAACTATTCCTGTTATGTATGGAGATATTTCAAGACAAGTATCACACATTATAAGAGATAATTCAGAAAATAAATTACCGTCTGTACCTAGAATGGGTGTGTATGTTACTGGTTTAGAAATGGATAGAACTCGTTTAGCAGATTCTAGTTTTATTAGTAAAGTTCATGTTAGAGAAAGAGCATATGATAGTGCTGGTAAAGAATATATAAATGAACAAGGTAAAAATGTCACGGTGGAAAGATTAATGCCAACACCATACACATTAACATTGAATGCTGATATTTGGACATCAAACACTGAACAAAAATTACAAGTAATGGAACAAATAATGATGTTGTTTAATCCATCTCTTGAAATACAAACCACAGACAACTACGTTGACTGGACAAGTTTAAGTGTAGTAGAATTATCTCAAATTAATTTTTCATCTAGAACTATTCCATTAGGAACAGAAACAGAAGTTGATGTTGCTACTTTAGGTTTTACAACACCTATATATATTTCACCTCCAACAAAAGTAAAAAAATTAGGAGTAATCACACACATTATTACAAGTATATTCAATGAGCAAACAGGAAATGTAGATTTAAGTCAAACTATGCCTGAACTAAAAGCATATCAAGATGGATATGAAAACAGTATTAAGTTAGACGACAAAGGAAGAGCCGTAAGAAAAGATACAGACTCAGTACAAGGAACAACAGGTATAGATCAAACCATTTATGTGTTAAACAGTGTTGCTCAAATTATTACTAAAGGTGTGATAGGCGGAGAAGTATGGACAGGTAATGTTTTAACTATACCAAATTATAAAAACGGATTAAGTAAAATTTATTTGAATAGAGAAGGTATTGATGCCCAAGTGGTTGGAACAGTTGCAGTCAATGAAACAAATCCATTCCAACTTTTAATTAATTGGGACGAAGATACAATCCCAACTGATACTGTAATTGTTGGCCCAATCACAACAAGTGGATCAGTTGACTTTATAGTAGATCCTACAAAATTTGATCCATCAACGGTCAAACAGAATGGAAAAAGATTATTGTTGTTAAAAGGTATTGGTGATTCTGATAACGAAGATGGTGCTGATGCTTGGAAAGGTGACAGCAATATAGATTTAGTTGCAGGTGCAAATGACATTATAGAATGGAACGGCACAAATTGGGAAGTTATTTTTGATGCCAGCACAATCACAGATCTCACACACGTTACCAATTTGAACACTGGCGTTCAGTACAAATGGAATGGTAGTGAATGGTTATTGTCTTTCGAAGGTGAATATCGAAAAGGCACTTGGAAGATCCAGTAGTCATATAATTACTTACATGAACAGTAAAATTGTAGGGTGTGGAGCACTCTTCTATACATTAGATACCAAAAGATTTTTGTTATTACATAGAACCCAAAGCAAACAAAATAATGTATGGGGACTTGTTGGCGGTACTACAACTTCAGATAAAAATTTATGGGACGGTCTTCAAAGAGAAATTAAAGAAGAAATAGGCGAACAACAAATCAAAAAAACTATTCCAATGGAAACTTTCATCAGTAACGATGAAAATTTTTTATATCATACATATTTGTGTGTGGTTGAAAAAGAATTTATTCCAACTTTAAACACAGAGCACGATGGATATGCATGGGTAACTTTTGGTAATTGGCCCAAGCCATTACACCAAGGATTGCGTAAAACTTTCCAAAATAAAACCAACCAAATTAAATTGGATACTGTGTTTAAAATGTTAAAATTGATCAAATGAAAATAATCGGAGACGTAATGCTAGATGTTTGGGTACAGGGCGATTGTACCAAAGTATCTCCAGAAGCATCCACTCTTGTACTAAAGGAAAGTGATCGTAAATACAACATAGGAGGAGCAGGAAACCTCGCTTTAAACCTGTCAAATCTCGGCGTAGACACGCATCTTTACAGTTCGGTGGGCAACGATGCCCCAGGGCATAGAATACAGGAAATACTGCTTAAAAACAATATCACATCATACATCAGTAACGATGCTGTAACCAGCACTGTGAAAACACGTATGATTGGTCCTGACGGACAGCACTTGTTGAGACTGGATCGTGAAGAACAATACACCCAATCTCAACCCACACAAAATTTATTAAAAAATTTACAAAAAGACGATATTGTTTTGGTAAGCGATTACAACAAAGGAGTGATCAATAGCACACTCGTCAATGATATTGTTAATCTAGTAAAAAGAGTTTACGTAGATCCAAAACAAAATCCTGACTGTTATAAAAACGCATATTTGGTTAAACCTAATATGAAAGAGTATGAACAATGGTTTGGGAAATTTAATCCTAAAAATGCTGATCAATACAGAAAGCAATTTAATTGGAACTGGTTAGTCATCACTGACGGAGGTCACGGCATTCATGTTGTTGGCGACAATGAATACAAACACATCACTGGTGACGCTGTTGAATTGGCAGACGTCAGTGGTGCAGGAGATACAGTGTTAGCAATTATTGTAAAATATGTTGAACAAGGACATAGTATGACAGATGCTTGTTCTCTTGCTTTGAAAGGTGCAAGTAGTGTTGTACAACACAGAGGCGTCACTGTTGTTAAGATTAGTGATATAGAAGACACAATAGTTTGGACTAATGGAGTTTTTGATATTCTACATCAAGGACATTTAGAATTATTAAAATTTGCCAAAAATCAAGGAGACAAATTGATTGTAGGTATTAATTCAGATGATAGTGTTAAAAGACTAAAAGGCAATGACCGTCCTTACAATAGTATGTCAGTAAGACAACAACAATTAATGGAGTTGCCTTGGGTAGATCAGGTTGTTGTGTTCAATGAAGATACACCACTAGAATCAATTAAAAAATATACACCTGATGTTATAGTTAAAGGTGGAGATTACAGTGTGGAAACCACTGTAGGTAATGAAATGGCAGATGTGAAAATTTTTCCAACTGTCAAAGGTTTTTCAACAACAAATTTATTAAACAAAGTTAATGGAACAACAGATAAAAAATAACAAAATAACAATAAAAAATGTTTTAAGTGATGAACATTTTAAACAGTTAACGGATATAATCATGAGTGATAAATTTCCTTGGTTTTATCAAAACCATGTTGTACATTCACATCAATCCAATACAGAAGAAAAATATCAAATACAATTTGTACACAAATTTCATGAATCGAGCAACATAGTGACAGGTCCTGAATTATGGAATATGTTGTTTCCTATATTTGCTGTGTTACAACCTCATACTTTTTTACGTGTGAAAGCAAATAATATTCCTGGACAAAATGAAATTGTAACTCACGGTATGCATTGTGATGTTAGTGTGCCATTAAGTTACACAGCAATCTTTTATTGTAATACAAACAATGGTTACACAGAATTTAAAGATGGCGATAAAGTTTTTAGCGAAGCAAACTCTATGGTTATATTTCCTAGTTATATGGAACACACTGGTAGTACTTGTACAGATACAAGATGTAGAGTTAATATCAATATTAATTTTGTTGCTAGTTGGAATAACCAATTATTAAAACCTATTTTGCCACAAGGAGCAGAAGCAATTAATAACTTATGGAGTCATATATGAAAATTTGTGTAACAGGTGCTGAAGGATTTATAGGAAAAAATTTGTGTAAACATTTAATTGACATGAATCATGAAGTCACAAAATTTGAATATGCTAAAAATAGTTTTCCTGATCCTAGTTTATATGATTGGGTAATACATCTTGGAGCAATTAGTTCCACAACCGAAAGAAATGTAGAACTAATTATGGATCAAAATTATGAATACAGTTTAAAATTATTACAGATGTGCGACACTATGGGAGTAAATTTTCAATATGCCAGTTCTGCCAGTGTGTATGGTAACACAAACAGTTTTGTAGAAAACGGTCCAGTGTATCCTCAATCACCATATGCTTGGAGCAAGTATTTGTTTGATAGATTTGTACAACAAGCCATGGGAGAATTTAAAATATTAGTACAAGGATTTAGATATTTCAATGTTTATGGAGATCATGAAGAACACAAAGGTGATCAAGCATCTCCAGTAAGTAAATTTACAAAACAAGCAAAACAAGATGGCACAATAAAACTATTTGAAAATAGTGATCAATTCCTTAGAGATTTTGTATGTGTAGATGATTTATGTAATGTACAGTGCCAAATGCTACAAAAAGATGTGAGCGGTATTTACAATGTTGGTACTGGTACAGCAACATCTTTTCAAAGTGTTGCAGAATCTGTGGCTAAAAAATACAATGCCAAAATACAAACAATACCTATGCCTCAACAACTTAAAGGGCAATATCAGTCTTACACCTGTGCAGATTTAACAGAATTAAATAAAAATGTTATAATAAAATATAAAACAGTTGAGCAATATTTAAATGATTAATAAAGAAGGTAAAGTAGACAAAGGTTGGGGATACGAATTAATTTGGGCTTCCAATGACAAATACTGTGGAAAAATTATGGTGTTCGAACGCAAGGGTGCTAAATTTTCAATGCACTTTCACAAAACTAAAGATGAAACTTGGTTTGTAAATGAAGGTAAATTTCTTTTAAGTTGGATTGACACTCAAACTGCAACTTTACTAACAAAAGAACTTAATGAAGGCGAAACTTGGAGAAACTTACCTCTAATGCCACATCAAGTACAATGTTTAACTGATCGCGGTAGCATCACTGAAGTGAGTACTGCTGATGATCCAGAAGACAATTATAGAATTATTCCTGGCGATTCACAAAAAATAGAAGAAAAATAATTTATTTTTTTTGATGTATCCAGACGTGATCTGGATATTTCTTATAATCGTTGCCAAAATATTTTTGTACTGCTTTTTTTACTCCTGACAACCAGAAGTCATGTCCTGTTATAAATCCACCAGATTTAACTTTTGGTGTCCATTTTTCAATATCTTGCGAACATCCATCAAATCCATGATCAGCATCTAAAAACACAAAATCTAATGAATTATCTTCAATTAATAAAGACGCATTTGAAGTCCAATCTTTTATAAATTGAGCTCTTGTTCCAAATTCATTTTGTAACTCTTTTATGAAATTGTGATACATTGAGTGATCATAACTAAACCCCATATGAGGTTGATCATATGTTCTTTTTCGTTGAGGATCAGTACTTCCATTTGGTTGACTTTCGTACAAATCTACACCAATCAAGGTAAGTTCAGGACAATGAGATAACAAAAAATAATAAAGTTCGCCGCTTCTAACTCCTAGTTCAGCGCCTTTTTTTAAATTGTGTTTTTCGATTAATTTTTGTAAAACAAAACATCGTTCAGGTTCTTTGTGTGGGTTTTCTCTTTCCAGTACACGAAGCCTATTATAATTCATCTTATCAGTCTTTTTTAATACATTCCTTACAACGACAGTCTGGACAATCTAGACATTCTCCACACGATCTTTTGCAGTGTTGTTCACACCCACACGTCTCGCATATATGCTTGATGAGTTGATACATTAAGCCTGTGCTTCAGACCAACGCAGTGTAACTGTTCCTGCTACATCACCTGTACCAGCAGTTCTAAATACGTTGATTGCCAACACGTCTGGACCATTAGGGAACGTACCACGTCCACCTAGTGTTGTGTTAGTTAAGGCTTTGATCTTGTCTAAGGCAAGTGTTGCTCTTTCTCCCGGTTGGGCAATGAAAGAGAAAATAGTTTCACCTGGTTGTGCGTAAGGTGGTTGACCAAAGTTAAATGATATACTGCTTGCCGCGGCAATCGTTCCATTGAATGATTGGTTAAAGTCAACTCTGTAGTATTCTGTTGAACCAAATGCCGTTTTTGCTTGTACACTTTGTACAACTGTACCTGGTGGAAATTCAGTTGTTGTTGCTGTATCCACTTCAGTACCTGCCACAGCGCCTGAGGCTTCCCATGTTGTTGGATCAAAGAACAAGTAGTTAGTACTTGCAAAGTCACCGCCAAATGCAAAGTTCACAGCATCACCGCCTGACACACCTGTGTGTCTGTTTGAAAATCTTACAAAATAATAAGAACCACTATCACTAATCTGTGTAACCACTGTGTTGCTAGGGAATTGTGCTGAGGTTACTTTCATACCTACCACGTGTCCTTTGCCTTCCCATTCTGCTTCCAAGAAATACATATAGTTTCTGTTACCACTCAAGTTAAACCAGTGAGTAGATGAAGATGTCATTTCTGCTTGAGTATTTGCTGTCTGAGTTGTGATTGATGCACCACCGTTCCAGTTAACTGAACCACCCGGAGCAATCTGGGCGAAACTTGGTTGTCCACCTTGTGCTGTACCTTGTAGTCCTGTCCAACCTATGTCTGCTGGATCAATTGGATAGTTTTGTGGATTAATAATTCCTTGTACAACCAACTGACCTTGTACGCCACCTGCCGAAACTGGCTCTGTGGTAATCTCAATACCGTCTAGTAGCAACTGGGCTCTGTTAAGTAGATCTCTGTCTCCCAAGTCACCTGTTAAGGCATTGGATACTGAAGGCGCCAATCTCATTAAGAATACAGTTTGTCTAATTGTTGATAGTTGTAATCCTTGACCTGAGTAGTTGAATAGATATCCTCTATCTTCGTCAAAGTTACCATCTGTTAGATATGCTGATCCCCAGTGTGATATGATTGGAGATGCTGTGTTGGATATCAACACAACTCCAGTGTTTCTAAAGTGTGCCGTCGCCACACCTGCTGTATAGTTTCTTGTGGCACCTGCCGCAAAGTTTGTAAGTTGTGCCGCTCTAGTACAACCTGTTAATGTGTCACCTGTGATACCTGTAAATGTTATAATTTCGTTATCAATGTACACAGTACCTCCTCCTGTTGGGAAGAATGATGCATCTACAACAGTAATTGTAGTTTGTGTTGTATCCATATTTTCAAGTAGTCTTGCACCTGGACCTTCGTTGGTCACTTCATAACGTACAGGTTGGTTACCTGTTCTCATAAATGCTTCTGTGTTAACGTTTGAATTTCTCATTCTGTGTACGAAAATAAAGTTACCTGTTTGACCTCTAGTCATCCAATCGATAAATCCAGCCCCGTACCATGAAAACTGTATCCCAATCATCTGCATCTTAGACACGTCCCATTTGTATCCACTTGGTCCTGTTCCGTCTAATACATCTTTGTTAAATTCTGATTGTTTTGCTTTTTTGTCTACCACAGCACACATTTTAACACCTGCTGATGTATTAACACCTCTGTAATCTGGAGTAACACTCATTGTTGTGTTGTTGGTAACACTTGATACCACGTGAGTCATACCTCTTATTACAACTCTGTCACCTGCTTTAACTTGTTCTCTGAATCTTGTTCCTGTACCTGATACAGAATTTGAATTAGGCGTAACTGTAACTGTTCCTGCCAATTGTCTTGTGGCAGTTCTTTGTACAGCATTTGTGTTTTGTCCATCATATTCCCAGAAAATTCCGTTTTGATCATCAAATATTCCTGATCTTACAGTTGCACCATTCCATTTATACAATGATACTTGTGGTTGATCTGTAAATTCAGGAGTTGATCCTCCTAAAGTAATTTGTGCAATAACTGTAAATGTTCTTTCATTTGTAATTGATGTAATTGTGTATTCACCATCATAACCTGATGTTGCTACACCCACTAATCTAATAATAGCACCAACTTGTAAATTATGATCAACGTCATCTGTTGTTACAGTGATTGTCGAACCTGCATTGATTCCATTAGCAGTAATGTTTAGAATGTCATAACTTGGGGCAAATAGAGCACCAGTTGTGTACATACAACCTTTACCTGATTGATATCTAATATATTTTTTAGATTGACGTATTGCTTGAGCACCGTGTGCCGGACCACCTGTTCCTAATTGAACACCACCATCGAATGGTCTGTGTATAAAGAATGAATCTGGTCTGCCATATATTGATCCTTGCCAACCTGCATCTGTGATAGCACCTGGTGATCTAACTTGATAAGTTAAACTAGTTGGTGATGGAATAGAAGTTGCTAAGAACGGTCCTGAAGCCAATATGTGATTGTTTGATCCATCATCAGATATTATTACAACTAAGAATGCATTACCTGGAACAAGTCCATGTGGTGTAGTAAAGTTAACTCTCATTGTTGCCAATGCTGAATAAGAAATTGTTGAAGTTAATGGAATTGATTGTGTAACTGGATCTGAAATTGTTACTGAAGAATAAACACTTAATCCTGTTCCACCAATTGCTGTTCCCACGTGTGTGTTGCTTACCACACCACCAAAAGAAGTAACTCCTTGTACTGTTACAGTTATATCATTGGCTGGTGTTGTTCCACCTAAACTTGATCCTGAAATTATAATTTTGTCACCTACAGCATAGTTTGTACCGTCTTGTATTTGTATACACTCTGAGTAATCAGTTGATGAATCTGTTGCATTAGTTCTTGTAACACTGAATTGAGCACCAACACCAATAGGTGTTCTGTTTGTGCCTTGAACATTCAATGCATTACCTGTTCCTGTGTTTGCTGTTCCTGTTGCCGCTGACACTGAAGTTACTGATCCTGTTGAAACAGCATCTATACCAGCAATTGTAAATGTTAAATCATTTGCAGGTGAACCACCAAACACATCTGTACCTACTATTTTAAATACTTGATCTGGTGCATGTCCGCTACCACCATTATTAACTGCCAATGTGTATGAACCTGAATTCAATGTTACATCTATTGTTAGTCCTGAAGGTGTTCTGTTTGATTTGTTTACATTTGTAAATGTTTGTGTGTTAACTGCTGTACCTGTTACAGTGTAAGTTGCTATTGCACCTGCTGTCACTGTATCAACTGTGATTGTTACATCGTTGGCTGGTGTTAATCCGCCAACTGCTGTTCCTAAAATTGTAATTGTATCTGCTCCAGCAAATGATGAACCAGTATTTGTAAATGTTGCTGTGTATGTTGTGGCTGTTCTGTTGATGTCTATAACTGCCGCCGCACCTGAGTTATTAGTAGAGTAAACAACTGATGCATAATCCACGTTAGCCGCTGTACCTGTTCCTGTGATTCCTAATGCTGTGATACCACCATTTCCATCAACTGTGCTGATAGTTACATAAGCATCATTGGTTGGTGTTGCCGCACCTAAATCAGATCCACTTACAAATAATTGATCTCCTACTTTGTATCCTGATGTACCTTCTAATGCCGCTGTACCTGTTGCTGTGATTGTAGCAATTCCACTTGCTCCTGCACTAACAATAGTGTCGATTGCAATTGATACATCATTGGCTGGTGTTGCTCCACCTAAACTTGTTCCTGGAATTGTAAGTGTTTGCCCAACACCGTAATCGTCACCAGCAGTGTTTATAGTTACTGTATAACTTGTTGATGAAATTGCAACATCAAAAGTTGCATTCGATCCTGAAAGATTTGAACCTGAACTTACATTTGGATATGTTTGTGAATTTACTGCCGTACCTGCTACTGAAAAAGTTAAAATTCCACCGTTACCATCAACAGAATCAACAGTTAGTGTTGCATCATTGGCTGTTGTTGCTCCACCAAGTTGTGTTCCTGCAAACACAAGAGTGTCTGTTGCTGAATAACCATTTCCTATTGTTGTTACTACTGCAGAATATGTTGTACCTGTTCTAGTTACTGTGAAGTTTGCTGTTGTACCTCCAGCACTTGCTGTTGTAAATATTGGTGAAACATAACTTATTTGTTGATCTGGTGCTGTACCTGCCGAAGAAATTGTTTGAACTTCTCCTGATCCGCCTACAGCAGTTACTCTAATATCTAAATTGTTTGTACCTGTTCCACCAAATGTAGATCCTGCAACTCTTATAATATCGTTAACAATGTATCCTGATCCTGCTGAGTCTACTGCTACTGTGTATGCACCTGCATCTACATCAATGTCAAAAATTGCCGCTGTACCGTTACCACCTGCATATGCAGATGTTGGTACGTTTGTGTATGAAGGACTGTTTAATGCTACTGAATAAGTTCCTGCATTTTTTGTTACATTTATTTGAGCACCTGTTCCTGCACCACCTTGGAATACTGGTGTTACTGCTGATGCTGTACCTGTTCCTGTAAATGCTGTACCTGTAACTGATGCTGTTAAAATTTCTCCACCAGTGTCTACTGATTCTACAGTTACTATTGCATCATTGGCTGGTGTTGCTCCACCTAATACTGTACCACTTACAACAATGGCATCACCCACTGCATAATCTTGTCCTGATCCAACTTGTCCATTAGTAACTAATGATACAGAGTATGCTCCGCCAACTCTGAATATGTCAAATCTTCCTAATTGTCCTGCTGGAGTATAATTTACACCTGCTAAATTTGTGTATTGAGAAATATCACCAATTAAATCTTGATTCAAAGGTGATCCTAATGTTAATTCATTTCCTACAACATTAATAATTGTTACTGCAAATCCGTCACCTCTATCAATCACAGAGTTTTGAATAATTCCTGCCGAGTCTGCCACAGTAATTGATGTTGCACCTGATGAATAATCTCCTGTTACTGTTGGAGACGCTAATGCTCCACCTGATCCGTTAACTGCTGTAATTTGTGTACCTGTTTGAATTCCTGTTCCTGTAAGTGGTGCTCCTATTTCAGGTTGCACACCTGTGTATGGTAAAATTGTTGATCCTGATAGTGTTGCTAAACTTGTTACAAAATTTCCTGATGAACCATTTGAATCTATACTGAATGATGGAAATCCAATTGCCGCTCCTGTGTAAAAGTCTCCCTGTCTCAATTGAGTAAAGTTTGTAGAAATTGTTGTAGGATTTACTGTTCCAACTTTTGCTTTTCCATAATATGTAAATGTCAATGAAGTTGGCACTGTGTTAACCACAAATGATCCTGCGGCTCTACTTGCACCTGCCACTGAGTTATCAAAACCTGTTATTGTAAATGGTTGACCTTCTTCAAAATTGTGTGGTCCAATTGTTGTAACTGTGATTAAAGATGAACCAATACCTGATGTTCCTGCTGAAGCGTCTGATGTTACTAATGCTATGTCAAAGTCTGTACCCGGTACTTCATAAATTGATGGATAACCTCTTTGTGTTGCAATTGCTTGCCACTTCGTTGGCTGAAGACCATATTCAAAGTCAGCATCAAGCATTGACTCTGGTTGTGCAACTCTCAATCTTTCAATTGCATCTGTTCCAAAATCATGTGGACGTGTTCTTATTTCATCATCTTCAACAAAAATTTGTAATTGGTCTGTTGCACCATCTGTAGATGTATCAGCATTTAAAAATATAGTTGTGATTGTGTCATTGCCATGATATGCTTTAGGAAAATCTGGATCAATAAACGCCGTTGGGTTTGATGTATCTGTAGAATATTCTCTTTGATAAGTTGTTGTGGCTCCTTTTACAGGATCATTGAACGTGTATAAAACTGCATTAGAAGTAGTGTTTGTAATCAATAATAATTCTGCTAATTCAACTCTTTCAGGAATTTTTACACTTGAAATTCCGTTGCTAACTAGAGCTGGTAAATTATCTAATCCATTTTCAATCACATCTGTAACTATTCCAAACAAAGTAGTCACTCTTGTTGTGGCTCCTGCTTCACCTGGTGTACCTACTAGTGTTTGTTGTGTTACCACCGGTGATTGTCTTGACGAGTAAGCAGTACCTGGTATTACATAATTGTTAATAATACTTCTTATTTCATTTTTTACTGCTAATTCAGGTTGTCTATCTCCACTCAAAACTGATACTGTGCCTACCCAATAAGTTCCAGCATTGTATCTTGATTGTTGATTTCCACCGTATCTTAAATCTGTTAAAATACCATCAATGTTGTAACCCATATCTCTTTCACAAAGGTAAGGTTCGTATGTAAAGTTAGCAAATACATATACCGAACTTACAAGTGCTGGTAAATTTAAAAT